AAAAACGCTTATATGAAGCCGTTCCACTATAATATTTGACAAAAAACTATAAGTAGTGTATAGTATATTTAAATCAAACACGAAAGGAAATTATAACATGGCAATTAGCATCAAAGTACCTCGTAAGAAGCCTAGGGCAAAAATTAATCGTAAGACTGGATTCACAGATCCTGATTGGTCTACCGCAGAAACATGGTCTGGTGATAAATTTCATAAAGAGCGTACAGCATTTGCACGATTGTATTATCAGAATGTAAAGACAGCAGATTTGCGTGGATATGTGTACGAATACATGAAACAAAACAAATATAGCGCATTAGATATCAAAGCAGCAAAGGCAGTATCACATATTCCAGTTCAAGTTGGAATTTATGCAAAACTGTTAACTACTGGTATGCCTGATTTACAAGAAAATCATGCAGAAATGTGGCGCAATCTGAAAGGCACTTCATCTGAACTAAAGCCCGTTAGTGAATTCGTATCTGGTGGTATTGCTGACGTTGTTGCTGAAGGTTCACTTATTATAGGTAACGAAGAAGTCATTGAAGATGCAAACCCCACAGTAATTAGTGCAGCACCTAGTATTCAAGATATTATGCGTAAAGCAGCCACTATAATGTGTGAAGGTATTGATGATGGAATTGAAGAATTTGTAATAACTCGCGATACTACGTTAGTAGATAAGTTTGATCCTCACACGATATTGATTGTAGCAGAAGCAAAGGCAAATCATGCTCGTATTGTTAAAAGTTTTTATAATGAGGTCTATGAAGAATTATTAGAAGTAGCAGCGATGCCTAAACCAGCAGCATTTAAGAAATTAAGTGAAAAAGAGCAAGATACATGTGAACAATTAGCGGAAGCATATTCACATTTTAACCCAAAGCAGTTAAAGACTATCATTGCGATGCACAAGAAGATAATTGATGCATGTGACATTGTTATCATTGAACAGAAAGCAACAAAGGCTCCTCGTAAAGTAAAACAGAAGTCGGCAGATCAGTTAGTTTCAAAATTAAAATATAAATCAAATGATTCTTCATATGGTATTGCAAGTGTTGCACCTAGTGGGTTAATTGGTGCAGTAGCAGCAGTAGTATTTAATTGTAAGAATCGAAAACTAGGATTATATGTAGCAACTGACGCAGATGGATTTAAAGTCAAGGGAACTACGTTAATCGACTTCAATGAAGAAACTAGTACACAGAAGACATTGCGAAAGCCCAATGATGTGTTACCACAATTTAAGAAGATTACGAAGCCTAAGGCATTAAAAGCATTTAATGCATTGACTACTACAGATACTAAGATGAACGGTAGATTTAATGATGAAATCGTTATTCTTGCGGTATTCAAGTAGTAACTAATATCGACTATAGTTTATAAAAAGCATAAATATACATAATAGGAGAATATAGTTATGTCGGCACAATCTGAATTAATTAAAGAAATAGAACTACGATTAGGTGGTCAAATGGTGGACGTGGAATTAGATCCTGAACACTATGAATTATCTATCAAGAAAGCAGTAGAAAAATATCGTCAAAGAGCCGCAAACTCGGTAGAAGAAAGTTTTGTTTCACTAGAATTATTGAAAGATGTTGCAGAATATACTTTACCTAGTGAAATAGATGAAGTAACTGATATATATCGACGTACAACTGGTGTATCATCAGGAACTGGCAATGACTTCGAACCATTCCAAGCAAATTACTTGAATACTTATTTATTAGGTTCAAGTCGTAGTGGTGGATTAGCAAGTTTTGATTTTCTTCAACAGAACAGAGAAACAATGGGTCGTTTATTCGGTGCAGAGATTATGTTTACATGGCGTAAGTCAGATAATAAATTAATTCTACATCGCATGATGAAAGCAGATGATATATGTATTCTTCATGTATACAATCATCGACCATTAGAATTATTATTAAAAGATATATATGCTGGACCTTGGCTTAAAGATTTTGCATTATGTCATGCTAAATTAATGCTTGCACAGGCACGTGGTAAGTTTTCACAGATTGCAGGACCACAGGGCGGTACTACAATGAATGCTGGTGAATTACAAGCATCGGCAGAAGCAGAAATAGATAAACTAGAAATGGAACTAACACTCAACAATGACGGATCATCAGGACTAGGTTTCGTTATAGGTTAATATAATAAACGAAGGTAATATGAAAAAGAAATTGATCGGTATTTGTGGATTAATCGGACATGGCAAAGACACAGCAGCAGGTTTTTTAATTGAAGAAGGATTTGAAAGAGTTAGTTTTGCAGGAGTATTGAAAGATGCTGTTGCAAATATTTTTAGTTGGGATCGAACTCTATTAGAAGGTAATACATCTGAGAGTAGAGTTTGGCGAGAGAAAGTAGATACATGGTGGTCAAATAGATTAGGAATACCTAATTTTACACCTAGATATGCATTACAGTATATCGGTACAGATGTTATGCGAAAACATTTTAATCCAGATATATGGGTAGCAGCCGCAGAACGTAAGATTTTACAAATTGATAATAATGTTGTTATTTCTGATTGTCGCTTCTTCAACGAGTTAGATGTAATAAAGCGATTAGGTGGAACTACTGCATCTGTGTGGAGACATGATTTACCAAAATGGTGGGACATTGCAGTTACCACAAACACCACACCACCAGAAGAAGAATATCAAATATACGATCATGGTAATCATATGGAAGTAGCATTCCCAGATATACACCCAAGCGAATTTAGTTGGGCGGGATGGGAATTCAATCATACTATGTATAACACATCAACATTAGAAGTCTTTCGACAGAACACCATTAAACTACTATGTTAACGCTGTAATCGGGTCTTTTCTTCAACTTACGCTAAATACTAACAATGATATAGATTCATAAACTAGTATTACATGTAAATTAAAATAAAGGAGAACTCCAAAAATGGCAAATCTTGTATCACCTGGCACGCAGGTATCAATAACAGATGAGTCGGTATACGGATCAGCAGGCGCTGGTACAGTACCAATGATTTTCATCGCCACAGGTCAAGACAAAGTTGACCCAACTGGCACAGAAGCCGATGGTATCGCAAAATATACCAAATCAGCAACAGCGGGAAGTCCGATCTTAGTAACATCACAGCGCGAACTAACTCAATACTTCGGAAATGTAGATTTTCGTACAGTAGGAAGTACAGTACAACAGGGTGATGAAACTAACGATTACGGTCTATTAGCAGCATATTCATTCTTAGGTCAAGCATCAGCAGCATATGTTGTACGCGCAGATGTAGACCTCACAGAACTTCGTCCCAAGACAGTTGAGCCAGTTGGCTTACCAGCAACTAATACTTATTGGGTAAATCCAACACTATCTAAGTTTGGTATCTTTGAATACTCGGCAAGTGGTTGGGCAGTAGCAACACCAAGCGTTGAAATTGTAGCATCAGCAGCAGCAACGCCTACCGCAACAGTTGTTAATGGAAACTATCATGTTACCATCGAACAAGTAACAACTCTTACTAATGTACGTTATTGGATTGGAGAAGGCGGATCATGGGTTGCATTAAACGCAGCATGGGGCGCAGGAACAGCATCATTTGCACCACATTACACAGCACCAGTTTCCCCAACAGCGGGTGACGTTTGGGTTAAGACAACTACACCTGGCGCAGGACTTGATTATGATATTTTATTATTCACTACCGCAGCAGGCGCATTCGTAGCACAGACACCAATTTATGCACAAGCAACTGCACCTACTGGCGTGGTTGGCGATACGTTGCAAGATGGAACAGCAGGAAAAGCCCGCATATTATCAGAAGGCGACATCTGGCTTGATATAGATGATGGATTTGTATCTATTCATCGCTACAATTCAACTACTACTGCATTCGTAGACATGGTTTCAACTGTACAAGTAACTGCACCAACAGGCGCAGCAACTACTGGTACTATCTGGTTTGATGAAGCAGTAAATGAATTAGATATTTTTGAAGTAGCAATCGATAGTGGTGTCCAGAAATGGAAGAAAGCGACTAACGTAACTTATACATCAGCAGCGCCAGCAATCGGAGCAGATGGTGATTATTGGGTTGATACTGACGAAGATAACTATCCAGTTATCTATCGTAGCAATGGTGCAGCATGGGTTGTTAAAGACAATGCAGATCAAAGCACATCAGCAGGCGTAGCATTTGGTGATATCACTGACTTAGACGTTGTCGCAGGTGGTTATGTATTAGCAGCAGACGTATTAGCAAGTGGACCTAACCCATTATTATTCGCAGTTGGTACTTCAGCAGTTAACATGTGTCGTTCAAAGAATACAGTACGTAAGTATGATTCAACATTAACAACTACTTGGAAATGGCGCAACTTTGCTGGAAATGCAGCATCAGGCGCAGGATCATTTGGTCGTAAAGCACAACGTAAAGTTGTAGCAGCAGCAATGCAAGCAAGTACAGCAGGATCGACATTACGTGAAGAAACTGTTCAATTCCGTTTAATCGCAGCACCTGGATATCCAGAGTTGATGGACGAAATGGTAACATTAAACACGGATCGCAATCAAACAGCATTTGTTATTGCAGATAGTCCATTCCGTTTGAATCCAACTGAAGCAATAACTTGGGTACAAGGAACTAATGCAACAGAGAATGGAGAAGATGGTCTAGTAAGTAAAAATACTTATGCGGCAACTTATTATCCTAGTGTATTCACTACTGATCCAGTATCAGGCGCAAGTGTCGTTGCACCAGCATCACACAGTGTTCTTTACACATATGCATATAACGACAATGTCAGTTATCAATGGTTTGCACCAGCAGGATTGACTCGTGGTGTTGTTCAGAATGCATCAAATGTTGGTTATATCAATTCAGAAAATGAATTTGTAGCAGTTTCATTGACACAGGGAAATCGTGATGCAATGTATTTAAACAAATTGAATCCGATTGTTAACTTCCCAGCAGAAGGTATCATTATCTTTGGTCAGAAGACATTAGCAGCATCAGCAAGTGCATTAGATAGAGTTAATGTTGCTCGTTTAGTTGCATATTTACGTGAGCGTTTTGCAGTTATTTCTCGCCCATATTTGTTTGAGCCAAATGATACACCAATTCGTGAGAATGTCCAGCAAACGTTTGAGAACTTTGTATCTGGTATTCAATCAAATCGTGGTGTGTATGATTTCAGTGTAGTATGTGATACTACTAACAATACACCAGCACGTATTGATCGTAATGAAATTTATGTTGATATTGCCATTGCGCCTACGAAATCAGCAGAATTTATTTACATTCCAGTTCGTATCGTAAATACTGGTGATGTAAGTTAAACAATATTAAATTTAGTATTAAAAAAACCCGCATATCGCGGGTTTTTTATTGTAAAATATTTATTGAAAAATAAAAAAGCAAAAAGCATAAATACATTTATATATATAATAGTCTATCATTGGGATGGGTTATTAAAATTCTAAGGAGAAAACAAATGGCTGTATTAACAAATTTTGGTGTACCAATGGGAGGCACCGCAGCAAATAATGGAACATTAATGCCAAAGTTACAATATCGCTTTCGTGTGACGTTTAACGGTTTAGCGAGGACTGTAAGTCCTTTGGTAACACAAAACGTAGTTAGTGCAACAAGACCAGGTATCGATCATGAAGCGATCATCATTGACACATATAATTCGAAAATTAATCTTGCAGGAAAGCATACGTGGCAAGATATTACAGTGGTATTGCGCGATGATTCATCTAATAATGTAATCAAAGCCATACAAAATCAACTGAATGATCAAGTAAACCATACTCAACCACCATCTTCGCCAACCAATGATATGCAGAAAAGTGCACCAGCAGGATCTAGTTATAAATTTGCGATGTCAATTCAAACGTTGGATGGTGGTCAGGACATAAACAATACTGATGTTCTTGATACTTGGGTTATTGAAGGATGTTACATTGCAAGCGCCACATTTGGTGACTTGAATTATGCAACATCAGACGTTGTACAAGTACAAATGACCATACGTTATGACAATGCTAGATTGAGGGGTCCATCTGGAACAGAAGATATCGGTACTGGCGATAATCTTATGGCGCAGTGATCAGACAAGTCAATTAATAATTCATGAGTAATATCATAAATTCAGGAGCAGAGATTTACGGACAGAATCGAATTGATCAGTCCGTAAATACACTTATCCCCAGAAATAAGTTCAACTTTACAGTCGAAATTACTTACTTGGGTGCTACTCCGGACAGTCGTACAACTCTTATATTGGACAGGATATCTGAAATTCAAATGCCAGGACATTCTGTAAAGACTCAGACATTAAATCAATTTAATAAGAAACGTACAATTCAAACTGGAATTGATTACACACCAATATCGTTGTCTGCGTATGACACTCGTGACGGCGAGATAGAGAAATTTCTAGTAGGATATAATAATTATTATTATTCTAGTCCTATGTCTGATGACTATGATATTATACGAGATGATATTCTTGCTGAAAGTTTTGGAGGTACTACAGGTTCAAGTGGAAGGGGTTTAAATTTAAACACTGATCGTTATTATATTCAACATATAAGGATAACTAGAACTTCTTCGACACAAGACAACAACATTATAGAAATTTATAATCCAATTATTACAAATATACAAGGTGATACCTTGAATTATTCCGAATCAGCACCAGTACAATATCGTATAGATTTCACATATGAAGGTTATAAAACAACAACAACTGAAACAGATTCAAACACGACACCTTAATAACAATGGCAAAATTCCATCAAGGCTTATACACACCAAAAAACCCAGATAAATACTTAGGCAAGGGCGTGCCTCGTTATCGTTCAAGTTGGGAACTGGTTGTTTTCAGAATGTGTGATAATCATCCATCTGTCTTAGGATGGGGTTCAGAAACACATCGTATTCCATATAAAAATCCCCTTACTGGAAAAAATTCTAATTATGTACCAGATTTATTGATGGTATATCAAGATGCAAATGGTAAGCAACACGCAGAGATGGTAGAAATAAAACCAGCAGGACAGACACTAGGTGAAGCAAAAAGTCAATCACAAAAAGCAGCAGCAGTAGTAAATCACGCCAAATGGGAATCAGCAAGACATTGGTGTAAATCAAAGGGCTTAGGTTTTCGCGTTATTACTGAGAATGAAATATTCAATAAGCCAAAGAAGCGAACAAAAGCACAAAGGAAAAAGAAATGACACAAAAACTAAGCGATACATTTAATTTACCGCCTATAGAAGATATATCATTCAATTTCGATGAAGATGAAAATGAAATAGAGCCGTCATCAGAAGAAGTGATAAAGCAAATCACAGAACAAATATCATCTCAAACTAAAACTATGGATATGTCTATGAAAGTAGACGCAGCACTTCCTATCGTACTGGGATTAGACGCTATAGATGCAGAGATGGACAATTATGCTGACAGAGCAATCACTGCATTTGATGACATAGTAGATTTAGCAAAGAATGTAGACGATAGAAATGCGGCAGCACTGCTTGATAGTGCAAGTAAAATGTTATCAGCAGCAATAACTGCAAAGCAAACAAAGATGGATAAAAAAATAAAAATGATTGAGTTGCAGATGCGTAAAGAACGTTTAGATATGGATAATAGAAAAGTAAATCATGTCATCAATAAAGGCAATCCAGAAGATCCAGAATCAATTGATGGTAGATTGATCGGAAATCGTTCAGAGATGTTGGCAGAAATAATGAAAAACATGAAGGATGATACAGAAGAATAATTAAGTCTGGTGATTTTTACAATAAAGATAAATAGTTATAATATTAGGAGAATTAAAACCATGAAGTCCTTTACAGAATACTTGACAGAATCAAAAAATACATACACTTTCCGCATTAAATTAGCAAAGGAATTATCTGGAGATGATTTATCTCGCATTGAGAATCACTTGGCAAAGTACGATGTACAGAAAGTAAGCGCACCTACTAAGTTGATGTTACAAAGCGTCCCTTATGACTTCCCACAACTACGTGGATACGAGATATTTGTTATTGAATTTGAAACAAATTTACCAGCAAGCGCATATCAAATACAAACAGAAATTCAAACTCTACTAGGTATCA